AGATCATTTAAAGACTTGAACGTTTCCTACAAGCCGGAGGACGGCAAGAAACGTTTTCCCGGGGTGGTGGTAAGCATCCGGGAGCTGGTAAACTTACCGATTGTGGTGAAGGACTTTGAGACGGGCATCAAGACCGAACAGGGCGAGGACCGCTGTATCGTGGCTATTGAGCTGAACGGCGAACCGAAAAAGTTCTTCACCAACAGCGAGGAGATGAAGAACATCCTCTTGCAAGTGAAGGATATGCCGGATGGCTTTCCGTTCGAGACCACCATCAAGACGGAAACTTTCGGCAAGGGTCGAACTAAATACATATTTACATGAAACGGGTAGAAGGAACATCCGGGATAAGACTGATCGAGTGCGTGAGCCCGGCACGCAACAGATGGCGCATCCGCTGGGATGTGCAGGAAAGGGAGGACGGCTCCGCCTCCTACATGGAGGAGGGTTTCATCGGGAAACCCGGTCCGGACACTATAAAGTCCGTCATTACGGGCTGGTACAACGACCAGACCGACCGGGAGATACTTTCCGGGTTTGTCTATGAGGACATGCCGGTATGGCTGTCAAGTGAGAACCAGTTCAATTATAAGGCAGCGTATGATTTGGCCGTACAGACTGGCGGTGCTACGCTTCCCGTGACGTTCAAATTCGGGACGGATGAGGAGTCCCGGTACCGGACGTTTGAGAATCTGGAAGAACTGACGGACTTCTACACGAAAGCCATGAGGCATATCCAGGATACACTGGCCGAAGGCTGGAGAAAGAAAGACGCTTTTGATCCGGAAGATTACCGGGTGGAATAAATCCTTCGGGGGAGGATAAGAAAAAAGCCCCCGGCCTGTTAAATAGTAACGCCAATCACTTTTTTAACACACGACGAGAGAACTCGCGCGACCGGGGGCAAATACCCTCTATCACGAGTTCTCTCTTTTTATGTGTTTAAAAAATGATTGGCGATGCAAAGATATAATTTTTTTGTTGTATGAAAGTGATTGAGATATTAAACTTTAACCGGGAACTGTTGAAAAGGCTTCAAGCATCCGGAATCCGTCTTGAGGATGCCCGGTATATTGATTTGTATTCAGACTATACCCGCATGTTGGATCAGGGTGAGAAAGTTTCGTATGTCGTGGCCGTACTATCCGAGAAGTATTCGGTGAGCGAACGCAAGGTTTATGCCCTGGTGAAACGGTTCCAGAGTGACTGCAAGCCTGTTGCAGTGTGAACAGATTGTTTTACGCGGTTTACGCGGCTTTTTCCAATTATCTTTAGGGAGTTTCAAATTTTAGGAGGAAAAGGCTATGAATAAGTATTATCGTATCCTGGACAAGATTCTTGCCACGGGAAAGACACAGACCAACAAGAAGGGAAACATACAGTACCTTCTGAACGAGCAGCTCTCGCTGACACCGGCGGACCTGCTTGACATATTCGAAGGGCATAATATCGCCCGCAAGAAGCTCCGCAGCGAGTTGCAGTTATTTATGCAGGGTGAGCGCAACGTGGAGAAGTACCGGGAGGCTGGCATCAACTGGTGGGACTATTGCGGCTCTATCCTGGTGAACAGTTACCCGACCTATTTCGAGAAGCTGCCTCCGTTGATAGCGAAAATTAACCGGGAGAGGCGCAACAGCAAGAACTACGTGCTTTTCCTGGGCGAAACCGGTGCCGAGAGCAACCAGGCGCCCTGTTTGAGTCTGGTACAGTTCCAGCTGGATGGTGGTGAACTGGTTCTGTCCGCCTACCAGCGCAGCAGTGACGCAAACCTCGGGCTACCTTCCGATATTTACCATCTGTACCTGATGGCGCGGCAGATAGAACTTCCCTTGAAGTCGATCACCCTCTACCTGGGCAATGTACATATCTACGAGAATAATATCCCGGGCACCCGTGCGCTGATCGCCGGTGACGAGACGGTCCGCTTCGGGCTGAACGTGTAGTTTGCTGTATATGTCTTGCAGCGGGAACTATTCATGTTTCCCGCTGTTTTTCGTTTATTCTGGGGACCTTTGCGGCCGTTTTAAAGCAGAATGAAATGAGAAAGATGTATTTGTCCGCCCCGCTTCCTTTCATGGGGCAGAAACGCATGTTTGCGAGGGAATTTATCACGGTGCTGGGACAGTTCCCGGACAGCACCGTGTTTGTGGACCTGTTTGGCGGCTCGGGTCTGCTGTCACATATTACCAAATGTGTCAGGCCTGATGCCACCGTTGTGTATAATGACTTCGACAACTACCGCCAGCGGCTTGCGAATATCCCGGCCACTAATGTGCTGTTATCCGATTTGCGCCGGATAGCTGAAGGGGAACCCAGAAACAAACGTATAACCGGGGAGGTTCGCGATAAAATGTTTGCCCGTATTGAGAGGGAAGAAAAAGAGCACGGTTACGTGGATTATATCACGGTTTCCGCATCCTTGTTGTTCGCCATGAAATATGTGACCAGTTTGGAAGGAATGAAGAAAGAAGCCATCTACAATAGGATTCGGCAGACAGACTATCCCGAAGCAAAGGATTATCTGGAAGGACTGACTATAACCGGCGAAGACTACAAGGAAGTATTCAAACGTTACAAGGATGTTCCGGGTGTGGTGTTCCTGGTTGATCCGCCGTACCTCTCCACCGAGGTGGGTACTTACAAGATGTTCTGGCGTCTGGCTGACTATCTGGATGTACTAACCGTTCTGAAAGGGCATTCGTTCGTGTACTTCACTTCGAACAAGTCCTCCATTTTAGAACTGTGCGACTGGATGGACCGAAACCCATTTGTCGGCAGCCCATTCAAGGAATGCAAGAAAGCGGAGTTTAGTGCAAGCGTAAACTATCAAGCTAAATATACAGACATGATGCTGTACACGAAGCCGGATGAAGTGTCAGGTATAGCAGCCTAACATTGCATAAAGATAGGAAATTATTTTGAATCTGCAATGGCTTTTAAATGATATTTTAAAGCCATTTAAAGAGGGTTCAAGTGAAAGAAAAACGGTGGGCTTTGATCATGCTGAATAGGACCGCGCTCACCGTTTTTCTTGTACGCGTCGTTTTTGTACTTTTTGAAACGCATCGTTTTTGTTAAGCGGCACGTCTGGTTTTTCCGGATTTACTCGTTTTGTAAGTATTAAACCTATTACATATAAAACAATGAATGAATTGTCTGAACACATTGATGTTCCTATAATATATTATGAGAAAAAGAAATCTGAATTAGCAATCGAATATAATTTTTAAAATATGGCATACACAGGAGGACCATTAAATGAACTTAATGGGAAAATGGGAATTTCAGCACCTTATAAAAGTGTAGCTGTTATGAAGCTTATAAGATACCATAAGCCCAAAAGTAAAGATGAATTGGTGGAATTAATTAAATGGCATTCTGAAAATGAATGTGAATGTGGAATTAAAAGTAAAGGAAGCGTAGAATCCTTTGGGAAGAATTTATATGAATCCCAGTTGCAGTATTGGGGAGAGTATAAATTTTCTTTGCAAGAATGTGTGCAGTGGGAGTATGATTTGTTCGTAGTTCAGTCATTAAAAGGAGACTTGGTTGAAAATAGGGCAAAAAAGGAGCTATCTGAACGATTATCACAATATGAGTTTTGTGATGCTACAGGATATATGGATGAAGAACTAAGAATTGATATAATAGTAAGCAAAAACAATCAAACTATAGCAGGAATTCAAGTTAAACCTGCAACCTTTAAAATGATGAGAAGAGAAGTGATTGCTTATAACCGTATTGCTAATAGTAAATGGGAACATCCTGTGTTTTATCTTTATTATGATGAAAATGAGACTTTTTTGAATATGGAAGAGATTATTTCAGAAATAAAAAAAATATAGGATATGGCACAATTTACATCTGCTGACATTACTAAATTAATGTCTCAAATTCCTAAAGGCAAGTCAAATGCTATTAATGCTCCTGACTTAGCTGTTAGGATGGGATTCTCTCCAGCTCCCAATCAAGAAGAACTTCGAGCCCTTATTAGAATGGCTATTGATAATGGAGAACTAATTGGCAGTAGTAGTTCTGGATATTGGATTATGGATTCTCTACAAGAGCTTGAAGAAGTTCTTAATTCATTAGAGGGAAGAGCACAAGGAACTTGCGATAGAAGAAATAGTTTATTAGATTCTTGGAATAGTAAAAATCCTACCAATCAATCAAGTTTATGTCATGTTGATGTAAAACCTTGAATTAGAAAAGGGTATATTGACCTTGAGTAATATGCCTGTTGTCACAAAAATGATTAACAGGCATTATTTTTGAATATTCTGCCTTGATTATTTCATTTTTGCCTAATGAAATATTAGTGACATAAGAAATTTCTATATCTCTTTCTTGTGATGTCATTACTGGTATTTGGAGATTGGAATTAAAATGTTTTATTTCTGATTTTATGGCTCTTTCTGTAATAAAATCTTTATGACGATTTAATCGAATTGATATTCCTTCATTTATCATATCCGTAGAATAAGATAGAATATTTTCTTTGCAAAAGTCTAATAAATCCTTATATATTTCATATCCAATACTATTTCTTCCTGTAGCAATTGCAGCTATAGAAGTAGTTCCGGTACCCATAAATGGGTCTAATACTGTATCTCCTTGTAAAGAATACATGTTTATCAATCTATATGGTATTTCAAAAGGAAAAGCAGCACTTCTTGCCCGACTATCAGTTTTATCCATCTTTTGTTTTGTTCCTTTAATATTGTCCCATACGTCAGAGAACCATATGTTTCTTTCTTCCCAGAAGAAAGAGCTTTCTCTACGTTTTAGCTTTGCTTCTGGTGTTTTGAATTCTCTTTTATCACCTTTTCTGAATATTAATATCCATTCGTGTTCTAATGTAACATATGCACCTGCTGGCAACATTCCAGAGCCCATAAATTTATTTGGTGCATTGGTCTGTTTCCTCCATATAATGTTAGGTAAATTGACGAAACCATTAGAAATGAAATATGAAAGAATGCGAGCGTGATTAGGGTATAGGGCAAAATTTCCATTAAGAGTTCTTGTCGCATCTCCTATGTTGACACAAGCAATACCACCGGGAATTAGCACTCTTTTAACTTCATTCCATACTAAGTCCAGTTCTTTGTGCATTAATTCAAATGCTAAATTGCCATTATAGTCTTGCAATGCCCCATTTATTTGAGGATTCTGTTGACTCATTATATCATCCCACATTTCAATCATAGGATATGGAGGAGAAGTAACGACTAATTGGACTGAACTATCTGGGATTTTACTTAAATCCTGAGACTTTCCTAAAAATAGTTTATGTGTAGTTGTAAACTGTTTCAT